TTGATCGGCATCTCTTTACGAGGATTGTCATAGAACTTTATCTCTGATCCATACTTGTTGTTTATGATCTCAGCGAGTTCCTTTACGCTTCTCACTTCAGCGACTTGATTGAAGATCCTTACTTTCTCTGTGTTTGGTGGATTCTCTACTGCAAGACACACGCAGTTCGCAGTGTCTTCAATATGAATGAACGCTCTCTTTTGTCCACCTACGCCATAGACTGTTAGAGGCACTCCAGCTGCAGCCTGTGATATGAACCTGTTTAATACCGTGCCGTATATTCCATCGTAGTCAAACCGATTGACAAGATATTGATGTATCTTTGTCTCACTCGTCTCAGTTCCCCACACAATACCTTGATGTAGGTCAGTGATGTTTAGGTCCCAGTTCTTTTTATAGAACTGAAACATCAACTGGTCCATCGACTTAGTTAGGTGATACACACTACCAGGATTAGTTGGGTACAAGATGTCAACGTCTCTCTCAGTCGAGTTGACCTTAACGTTGAGGTATCCTTCGGGTATCTCACCAAAGTCTTTTGAATAGCCATAGACACCCATCGTGCCTAAGTGCACTAAGTGAATGTCTTTCTTGATTTCAACGATAGCGTTGAGCACATTGTGCGTAGCGTTGATGTTGTTGTCAATCGTGTATATTCTCTCTCTTTGAGAGATCATCGAGTATGGAGCTGCGCGCTGCTCTGCAAAGTGAACAATTGCATCAGGCTGAAACTGATTGACTATTGAGATAAGCTTGTGATAACCTTGAGCTACATCACACAGCTTCCAGCTGATGTTTCCTACAAGTTTTTTTGCAGTCTCTACTCTTGTCTCTAGAGGCATGATCTGCGTCAGTGAGTTGCTTCGAAGCTCATTGTCAATGTATCTTCTCGATAGGTTATCGACAATGAGTACTTCGTGTCCTCTCTTCGCCAGCTTCAATGATGTAGGCCAACCGCAGAAGCCATCACCACCTAACACAATTATCTTCATCAATAGCTCTTTCTCTCTGTGAATTCACTCTTAAAAAACTTATCTATAGCTTTCTTTACGTGGTGTCGGCAGTCGTTGAGTTCAGTGATCATGAAAGCAACATCGCTCTCATCCTTTGAGTATCTCTCAACTCCCATCCTCTTACAGTCTTCAAGGTACCACAGCTGCTGATTGATCGACTTTAGTATCTCAAAGTATCGAGCAAAGGCATATTGATCAAACGACTTTGCTTTATCTTCATAGTATCGAATCTCATCGTCAACATCTAGACCGTGATTCTTCTTAATACTTAAGATCGTCATCCTGTCCATGAAGTCGCTTACACTGGTTTCAATCGTCACTTTCATATGAGCCTCATGAGTTCTTCTACGTTCTCGCCTTTTTCTGGAAGAAGATCTTTTAGAAAAAAGTGAATGAAGTAAGCTTCAGACAACTTATCATCTCTCACTCCTCTAAAGAGTGCGTTCCATCTCCAATCTAAGTGCTGCTGCTTCATCTTTTCTTTACGAACCCATGTATTAAGAAGCGTCTGATCAGTTGACCACTTCCATGCGCCCTGACCGTCTACAAAATCTTTGAACTCTGGTCTCATGATAAAATCGCGAGGAGTCTCGTTCTCTTTAAAGTACTTCATGATGCTCTGCTGCATGACCATCAGACCCATATTATAGAACTCAAGTCCAAGTTCATTTGGCTTAAAGTCTAACTTGTTGTTGTGCAGGTGACCATACTGCATACGCGAATAGTTAATGATCTTTTTAGCGTAGTTTTCAGTGATCGGCATCTCTCGCTCAACGACACCGGCGAAGTCTGTTTCCCACTCAATGTCTTTAAAGATGCTTGGTGCGGTAGGCCTGATGTAGATGTCAGCGTCGACAACAGCTATCTGCTCGTATTCACTAAAGTACTCAAAGGCGTTTTCTTTTTCAAAGATCGGTAAGAATCCTCCGTGCTTTTCATACGACTCTTTACTCCTGTTCGTACAAAACACGTCAGGCTTGATCTTTAAGATCGGAGTTCTTTGTATAACGTGATCTATAATGTGTCTATCACAGTAGTCTCTCACCGATTGAATGCAGTGATCGTACAACCTACTTGGTTTACCTACATAAACCTGATATATTAATCTCTTCATTACCATCTTCCATCATCTACAACAACTCTTATCCACAGTGGTCCAAAGTGAACTGCGTTCTCAAAGAGGTTGCTGTTTAGTTCATCAACACTTCTCTTCCAACCAAACTGCCAGTGATATGGGTTGATAACTAGACCAACCCATATCCCGGAACATCTTAAGTAACTTATCAACTTATTCATCATGTATCTATCAATTTAAATTAAACCGAACTATCTTCTATAATGTAATATGGCATAAACCACAGCTGTATCATCCAAAAAACAAACAAGTCAAATCCTATTTTCGTGACATCCATGCGGATACTCCCATGAATGCTCCAACGATACCAGCCTGCGCAATATAAAATAGACCGAGCAGATCTGCAAGTGCATTCACTCTGCTGTCTGAAATTATTGGAGAGAATAAGATTAGCGTAAACACAATCATGCTCCATATTGCGGTCCACGCCATGTATCGCTGTTGCTTTTGTTTCCTGTCTGCTCTCTCCATCTCATTCAACTCTTTCATAACAGCCAGTTCCTCATCTGTAATTATTCCATCACCGTCAGTGTCATATTTAGCGTAAAAACTGTCTTTTTCAAGACGCTTTCCTTCTGACATACTATCTCCCTTTTACTTGTGAAACAATTGCCTCCTATTGTATTCTTTAATTGTATCAGTCAAGAGATTAGTATAGTTGTCACGGTGTTCTTTGAATACTAGAGGCTCATGGTCATCTACATCCATGATTACTACAGTATTTATTACTGGCAAGCCTGTGCGTTCTTCCCACATAATAGCGTATGCAGACATCTGCGCAAAGTAGTTGGAGATCTTTTCTTTCTCTTTGACTCGCCTTGATGTCTTAAAGTCAATGATCGATGGAACACCATCGAACTCTGCTACACAGTCGCATCGACCAGCGAGACCTAAGTGACGAGAATAAAGAGGAGTCTCTATGCCAAAGATCTTTCCTACTCTTTGATCGAGAATAGGAGCTACGTTAGCGAGACTCTGCCTGATATAAGGTAGAAAGCCAGAAGTGTCTTCATTTTTAAGATACTTCTCAATGATGGAGTGCACAAGAGTACCTCGTGTGCTAGCACGAGTACTTACTCTTTCTGCCTCTGCCGCACCAACTCGATTGCGCCACTCAGTGATGGCCTCTTCAGTTAGTATACTAAGTACTGTAGTAACAGAAGGATAAGTGTTCCCATCAGGATCAATGTATCGTCTGCCACGTTCATTAGTTTCAGTTTTAAGATCAGTATAGCCGAGATCAATGTGTTCATGAATAAATGTCATCTATTGTGATTAATATAGTTAAGCGCCGTAGCGATTAGTTGTTGGACTGTCGACAAATGGTGCTGCTTTTTCACCAACTCCAGTTACGCAGTAATTGTTTTCGCCTCTTTTTTCTGCAAGTGTCCATGTTCTGGTGTTGGGATTTAAAAACAAAACGGTAGGATATTCATCAAACTTTTCCATCGCTTTATCTAAAGGGCGAATCGTTGTCATTGTTACAAAAGGAACTTCACCGTAGCTTGACATCGTTTCAGCGAACTGCACCGCGCCTACACACATGCCAATCAGATCAATCAGTTCTCCCTTGAGTTCTTGTTGGCTCTTTGCCATCACTGGCAGCATGATCAAAAGTGTTGCCAGTATCTTTTTCATCTCTGGTGCCTTTTCTTAGTTTAACATTATATTTATAAGATTCAATCATTAATCGTGTTGTCTTTGTTTGATCCCTTTTTAATCTTACCTAGTAAGTCTCTCCACTCGCTTCCGGCTCTCTTTAAGTTTGACATAGATCCAGAGACGAGCGCAGGAGCAGACAAGACAAGTATCATGTTAGGATTGCTGTTTAGCATAGACTGTAAATCTTGATAAGAACACCTCACATCCCATACGTCTTGGCTCTTGATGTCTTTTATTGTGTATGTTGGCATTTAAGTTATTCGTCCTCTGAATTTTGTTTTATGATATCCGACTCAATCGTTTTCTTTCTTAGATTAAGCCAGGCCAAGACGTCTTCACTACAATGAGATTCAGTGGCTAAACTAATCTCACTGAGAATGAATCCATAATGTGTAATTAGATTATTTATCTCGTAGTCATTGCGTTTAGGATTTTCAAGCATAGAACCACTCTGGACTTTCTCTCTTAGACCATATCATATCAAACCTAGCTCTCTTTGTCTTATAGAATTCGCGATAGGACTTTACTGGATCACTCAACATGCATTCAGGATTTGACTTCATTGCAAGAGCAAACGGAGTCAGGCCTCTCTTACTTATGTTTGTTGGATGATTTTTTAAGAGATCTCTCAGCTTAACATCAGTGCCGTGAACTTTATTGTACCGATAAGTGTACTCATCACACAGAGCAACAAAGTGTTTGTAGTGCCACTCATAGTTACATGCCGACTGCATTGTCCAGACAGTGCAAGGGTGCTTTGCATGAACAACTTTATAGAGAGCTTGCTCATAGTCAAAATTAGGATGACGATAGTGCTTTACGCTGCGTAAACCAGACTTTGAAGGAGCCGTATACTCTTCTCCATCAATCATTCGGTGAGCAGTTGATAACATCTGTGCAGACTCGACAATCATCTTGACTACGTGCTTGTTACACTGGTACTGCGCAGCTTTTGTAGGATCGGTATCAAGTACAAATATGTTCATAACTAAATTATACCACAAGATTCAAAGGATGTACAACTATTTTTCATCACGCAAGAGACCAGGAAAAGCTTCGTTTACAAGAGATCTAGATAAACCTTTAGGTGGTTTTTTTGCAATCATGTCGATAACGATCAGTGCGTCTTCTGGATGAATGCCTTCTAACAGACCAATGTACATCTGTTCTCGTTTAAACGATGGAAGCTTAGTTCCAGGCCCACCAGTAACAAAGTACTTAAACTTTGTGTTTTCACGTAACAAGTTAGCCGGTGTGCTTTCTGGCTTATTAGGCTTGTACGGTGGAGCTCCAGTTGGAAGGTTCCACGTGACAGTAGAATCCATAGAACCTCTAAGAACATCCTTTAGTGCCCAAGATTCATTTTCCTTAAGAGTCTTTACTTTCTCACTCTTTGTTTTTTTCTTGTTGACAAGACTGATAATTTCGTGTATTAATAGATTCATTTTAATTAAACTCCGCTGCAACTTCAATAAGCATCTTACACTTCTTATTTATCAAGTAAGGTAAGATGAGAGAACCATTACCGACAGGATCTTTTTCAAACTCTTTTAGAATCGTGTCTTTTAAGTGTTGAGGTGTAAATGTGAGATCGATCAATCGTTGGTTTCGCTGAAAGTTGCGATACCAAGATGCATCGTGTAGAAGCTCATTCTTTTCAAGCTGCTCAACGATTGTATCTAACTTCTTCTTACTTAGAGGTGTTTGACGAAGACCTTCAACAAACACGTCATCGTTAGACAATACGTTTGGAACTCCATCGCCAGCGTCACCCTTTAATACGTGATGTATGAGAGCAACTCTTGGATTCTTTTCTTCTATAAACTTCTTAGTGAGTGGACTGTACTGCTTAACGTTTTCAAATCGCTGCAGCTGTGCAAAGTCCTTATCTGCTGAGATGATCATGATGTTTTCATACTGACCAAACTCCTGTGTGTTAGCAACAAGAGTACCGATTATGTCATCAGCCTCACACCCCTCAACGTGAATGACTCGATACGGAAACGTTTCTCTGATCTCTTCACGAACTTCGTTTAAGATGCGAAAAGCTTCGTTCCAGTCAAAGTCTGACTCTTCACGACTCTTGCGGCGATTTGCCTTATACTGAGGAAATGCTCCTCGCCTCCAGTTGTTTGCACCGTCACAGGCAATCACAACATCGCCGTAGTCTTTTTTTGGAAACTTTTGACGATACATACGTATCGTGTTTAGAATCATGTGCCTCACAAGTTCTTGGTTCAACTCACGATTAGCAATGATTGAACCAAGAGCAATTCCGCTGTAATCATAAATTAGCATAATATATCCTACTTTTTCAATTGTATAAAAATTATACCATAGATTAGCAAAAATGTAAACTTTTAATTTTTCAGATGAGAAGAGTTAATTTTACACCCGATGAACTCGTTATAGTACTTTGAGTTTAAAAGTACATCCTTTTCAAACTGAAGTTTTGCCTCATAATAAGAGCATTCACCCTTTGTCTTACAGAGCTTTAGGATCTCACGCTTGTAGTTGTCCTTGCCTTTTTCTTCGACGAGTTGAATGACTAACTTGTTTGATCCGTAGTAGTCTTTCCAGTCTGACTCAACTCTTGTTCTTACTCTACGTTTTCTAGTCTTTGTCTTAGGAAGAATCTTTGGTTTCCAAAAAAACTTCTTTCCAATATACATCATGCCAGTATCAAGCTCAGTGATCTGATATACAAATCCCTGATATTCTTCTGGTGCTTCTTTTATCTCTTTTCCGTCATATAGCCACATGTAGCTATATATTTTGTTTCTTAAAGATGTCTATGACTTCAGGATGTTCAGTTTCCATTCTAACATTAATGCTATCAGAGTTATAAAGATCATTGCATCTCTTTGAGATGTGATCTTGAAGTTGATCTAATGTCGATCCTTGTCCTAAGAACTCATTTTTTTCATGATCCCACGCATACATAACTCCGTCATAATACTCAATGTATGCTGTGACTTCTGTTATTTCTTCATTTTCAACTGGTATGTCAACCTCTTCCATTTCGTATCTTCTACGCTGAAAGTAAGCGCCTAGAATCATTGAAAAGTAGACAACTGCTATCCATGCAATAAAGTCAAGTATCATCATATCCATCTTCCTCTTCTATCTCTTCACAGATCGCTCTTCGGCCACACATTGGACAGAACTCTGGTTCGTCTTCCGTGAACTGTGTCTTAACAGACGATATGTTGTTGCACTCTTCGCACTCTATCTGATATTTGTTCATGCTGCAAGCCTTTCTTCTTCCCAGCCCCAGTCTCCTTCCATTCCAACGACTGAGTATTCTGTTACTCTTTTTTCAAAGAAGTTATCATGAGAAGCTCCATTTAACACCCAGTCCAGCCACGGCAACGGATTATCTTTTACTTTAAACTTTGGCTTAAGACCAAGCTGTAGTAGACGACGATCAGCTATGTGACGAACATAGAGCTTAACTTCATCTCTCGTCAATCCTTGAACGTCTGATCCATTAAACGCTAGAGCGATAAACTTATCTTCGAGCTCAACGGCTCTCTTAGCCATCTCATAGATCTTAGACTTAAGCTCATCATTAACGATTCTTGGATGTTCTTCACACAGCGTTCGAAACAACTTAGCGTTCCCTTGAACATGAATCGTTTCATCTCGAATAGACCACTCAACGATTGTTCCCATACCCTTCATCTTTCCAAAGCGCTGAAAGTTGAGTAGCATTACAAAGGAAGCAAACAGCGACATCCCTTCATTAAACACTGACTGAGCAAGAGTTAGTGCCAGGTCTGACTGAGACTGAACCTTACCTTCAGACATAAAATCAATCTTATCGGCCATTGCCTTATATTCAAGAAACTTGTGATACTCTTCATCAGGTAGACCCAGAGTATCGTTTAACAGGGCATAGGCTCGCTGATGAACAGTTTCTCTCGCTGCAAACGAAGACAGCATGTTTCTAACTTCGTTGTTCTTAAACTTAGGAATTAAAAATTCGTGATAGTTTTCTCCAACCTGAACATCCGACTGTGTAAACAGTCTTAAAACTTGTGTTATGAACTCTTTCTCATCAGCAGTAAGTTTTGTCCTCCAGTCTTGTACGTCCTCTGAAAGTTCAGCCTCATCCTCTACCCAGTGAATCTCTTCATGCTTCTTTGCCAGCTCAACTGCCCAAGGATACACGAAAGGCTTATATGTTCTTGATTGCTTGAATAGTGACATTTATTTCCTTTTCTTTTTTATATTGTTAATTAACCTTCACAAGCTTTACACTCATCACTTTCAACAGGTTCATTTTCTGATTCATTCGCTAAGTACTTCATCAGCTCCTCATAACCTCCAACGTATTTACCTTCAATATAGATTTGAGGAACCGTCTTTACGTCTCTTCCAGTGACTTCCTTTGCAGTCTTTCCAACTTCTTCAAGATCGACGTAGTCAAAGATAATTCCTTGAAGAGTAAGTTCTTCTTTCGCTTTCATGCACCAAGGGCACCATGCCTTACCATAGACGATCGTTCTGTTATCGTCTTGAAGTGCAATTCTTTCTACTTTCTCAGAGACGTTTTCAGCTCTCGCCTTTGCTTCTGTCCTGAGATAATATAGACCCTTCAGTCCATCCTTCCACGCTTTAAGGTGAACTTTATTTACATACGAACGTGATGCACCAGATGGAAAGAACAGGTTTACAGACTGACCCTGACAGATATACTTCTGTCTGTCTGCTGCGTGCTGTACGACCCACTCTTGATTAAGTTCATCTGCTGTCTTAAATATTGCTTTTTCACCCTCAGTGAGAAACGGAAGGTGTTGTACAGATCCCTTGTTTGTAATGATACTCGTCCAGTTAGACTCGTTGTTTTCTCCGTGCTGATCGAGTATCTTTTCAAGATACCTGTTCTTTACTAAGAATGATCCGGCTCGAGTACGATGAGTGTATGCATTTGCCTTGTTTGGTTCAATACTTGGTGAAGTGTCGAGAATGATAGCAGACGATGCATTAGGAGCAATCGCTAACAAGTGTGCGTGTCTTCTGCCCGATCCTACTCCATCTAGATACTCGCCTCTCTCCTTCGCTAGTCTCTCTGTCTGCTCAACCGCTCTCTCTTTAACCGCTTTAAATACCACGTCGTTGATCTCTCTAGCGAGCTCTGATTCCCAAGCCACGTGCTGGCTTTGTAGTAAGGAATGGAATCCCATTGTTCCGAGTCCGATTGATCTTTCTCTTTGAGCTGAGTACTTGGCTCGTGCAATTTCATCGGGAGCATTTTCAATAAAATATTCGAGTACGTTATCAAGCATCGTGATAAGATCCTCGACAATCGTAGTGCCTTTCCAATCTTCGTAGAATTCAAGATTGAGAGAAGATAAGCAACAAACCGCAGTGCGATCAGGACCAGTTGGTAAGTGAATTTCATTACATAGGTTCGATCCATGTATCTTTAGTCCTAAGTCCTTCAGCGGTTGTGGTAAGTGTTCATTTGCTCTATCTATAAAGTTTAAGTATGGTTCACCTGTACGGAATCGAATCTCTATGATTCTTTCCCATAGCTTGCGTGCACTAAGCGTTTCACTTACATCACCGGAATGAGGATCTTTTAACTTCCATTGATCGCCGTTGATCACTGCTTTCATAAAGTCATCAGTGATGTTGATTGCGTTGTGAAGGTTAAGAGCCTTTCGCTGAACGTCACCAGTAGGAATCCTCAAGTTCATGAACTCTACAACGTCTGGGTGAGAGATGTCCATGTATGCAGCGTAAGATCCTTTTCGTGTTTTTCCTTGTCGATAGGCAATCATGTCTGCATCAACTGTGTGCAAGAAAGGAATTGGACCAGGAGCCTTGTCAGTCACCGTGCGTACATCTGACCAGTGACCACCGACACCTCCACCAAAGACAGAGAGCCAGCGCAGTTCGCTTGAGTGCGATATCAGTCCTTCTAAAGAATCTGGTACATATGTAAGAAAGCAAGAGATCGGTAGTCCCTTATCTTTCTTTGATCCGTTTGGTGCATTTGATAACACAGGACTCGCAAACATAAACCACTTTTTACTTACATAGTCATATAGTCTCTGTGCTAGGTCCTCGTCAACTTTTCCTCTGTATGTTGACCAAGCTTGTGATGCTCTTGAAAAAGCTTCTTGTGGTGACTTCTCATAGTCTCTCATGTAGAAGTCTTTTAACATACCTACTGCGTATTCGGTCAATAGGTCATCTCTGTCTCTCGACATGTGTATAGGCATAGTATCCCCTTACGCTAGTATGAGGTGAATGTAGAAAATTATCTTGAAGTAGTATTATATATCAAATCACCAATCTTGTACACTATCTTTTTTCGGTGATTCGTAGTACTCTTTGTACTTTGCAATGATTGATCGCTGTGTTGCAAGAAGATTGCGGATCTCGGCCATAGTCAATGAAAGCTGTTCATATCCAACATCGGTAAGAGCAAAGACAACAGGATCTACTCCGTTATCGGTAAGTTCCTTCATTACCTCTTCAAAGTTTTCGCGAGTAATAATAATAAACTTAATATCACGTGTCTTTAACGGTGTAGGCTCTCTCAAGTTAAGAGGTGTTCTCTCAACTTCTTTCGTCTGTATCTGAACCTGCTTTACTTCAGGCGCCTTTGGAAAGAAAGAGCAGCCGCTAATTAGAAGGGGAATAGCTAGGATTGATAAGTGACGGACATTCACGATTGGCTTCAATAGGTGTTGACGCATTCTTTTCCTCTTCTGTTAATGGAGAACCAGATGCAAGTTCTAGGCAACGTAGAGCGTTTCTTGTGCCACGCTCTATAAGCTTTTGTAGTTTTTCTGTGTTAGCGATTGCAAAGACACCAAGATCACGCTTATCAAACTTTTTTGCAAGATCGTCAACATCTTTTCGCTGCTTTTCATTCTCTTCTCTAAGTTGATTGTTTGCTTCTTGTATTGCAGCGATGTCTGCTTGCAAAGACTCAAGCAGTCTGTTTTGAGCTTGAATTCCTTCATGTAACTTTTGTTCATTTGCTTGAGAAATAACAAGAGCCGCCTTTAGATCTGTAATGTAGTATAGACCACCTGCGACGACTAAGACTATGATTAGTATAGAGACAACTCTAACGACTTGACTTATTCCAAATCCAATCATGTCAAAGACCTATGCCGTTGTCTTCAATGTACTTTCTGAACCTCTTAAGTAGAACTGGTGTTCCTGTCTTTTTGCGCCTGCGATCGTGCATCACTATGGTCTTAAGTCTTGGACCCATTGTCTGAGTGTCTTGAGGAATGCCAGCGTCAGCGGCAGTCATCATGTTTTCACTTACACTTTCGTGATACATCTTCTCTCGATCTGCATACTTCTTGTGAATCGCTTCTATGTCTGATGCAGATTTTTTTGGTTGTGTCTTCAACCACTTCTTTAATTCTGCCATAGTAGAAAATGATAATGAAGATGGTTTTCTATAATTTCTATGCATACCAACTTCTTTAGGATCAGGTTTGTAGTCCGGGTCTTTTACTCTGTATCTTCCATAAGTGGAACGACCTTCTTTACCAGAATCACTAACAACATGACCATCAATGACAATGATGCCAGACATCTCATGCTTGTCTATTCTTTGTTCGTTGAGCGTTTTCATTTATAGATCTCGTTTGCTGATATGAAGATGTCCATCATAGTTGGAACGTGTGTTACTTTGTAAATATTTATTCCAAACACACTTCCACTTGGATAACAATCTTCATTTACTCTAATTAAATCTTTAGGATTACACGTAAAGTCATAGCTTTGATTATTCATCTTTGAATAGTTGATCCTATAGAGTCCTGGACTTAACGTGTTGTCTTGAGTAATGAACCACTCAGTCTTCTCTGAAAGAAAGTCTTGAGGCTGCACATTAAATTTTTCAGTGATTCTCTGAAGATTACTGTCTGAAAGCTTGTAGTTCTCTTTAACTAAAAACAAAGCTGCTGCGAGACTTCCAAGTCGAGTACTTCCTCCTGGAACTGCCGATAGTAATCTCTTAAGATTAACTGCTAAGCGAATGAACGGAGTGTAAGCGCTTTTCTTTTCAGAGGTATCTAACTTAACATCACTGAGTCTCTTACCGTTTTCATCTATGATACCTAATTTATAAGCGTCCATGCTTTGAAAAGGAGTTGCCATCAGTGCGATGAACCTGATGGTATATGCAAGGTCTGCAGCTCTCTTAACGATTCCCATGAACTTTTCTTAATCTTTCAACGACCGTTTTATCTAAAGGTACACTTGCATACTGATCATTTTTAATGTATCTTAAAAAAATTAAAAATGGTTTTATCGCCGCCCAGTGCTTATCATCTAGCTTCAACTCAAGTATCTTCAGCATAGCCTCTATACTGAAGACGTTCGACGTAACAATCAGGTGATTCATAATCAACCTGTCTGCAAGATCACCTTCTTGTAAGTACCTGTTAAGGAGTCTCTTAATGTACTTAAATCGATTAAGATCCTCCTTAAACTCTTCAATGTCTGTGAACTTAGGATTGTAATAATGCTTTGCAGCGTAGAGAAACAAGTTCTCTTCAGTCAATTCATGGATCATTAATTATACATCTTTGTCAGTAGTTGCAAAAATTTACTTTCTCAGATAAGCAAGTACCTTGTCCATCATAGACTCGTTAGCGAGTTTAGGAGCACTACCTTGTTTAAAACCGTCATCTTCTTTCTTCGATGCTTTCTTAGTGATGTCATCAACTGGGTTAATGATGTTCTTGTCACCTTGAGCATTATCATTAGGTCTCATTGGCGATTTCTTAGCACTTGAAGCCATATTACCAAAATTTTCTTTATCAAGTGACGATTCATCACCACCTTTTGGAATTACAGGCTCATGGTCTTGCCTCATCTTCTTAGCGCCGCCACCCGTATATTTGTTGTTCCAGGGTTCAGGAGGAGTTGCACCTGCAGTGTGAGGATCTTTCTTTTCAAGAACTGAAAGCAATCGTTGACGAATCGTAGATTCTTTCTGCTCAGAAGAAACTTTTTTATCTAAGCTTGGGTTCATAATAGCTGTTTCCTTTTTGCCTTTGCGCAGCTGCTTAAAGTCATGAGAAGTGATCTTTCCATCTTTATTAGCATCAATCTTATGTTGATTACCAACTAACTCCTCTTTCATTTTCTTTTTATCTGCAGCGAGTTTTTCCAGTCCAGGATTTGTGTACGATGGCTGTTGACGCTTTTTGTCTGCAGCGAGTTTTTCCAGTCCAGGATTTTTAAAGCTTTCTTTTTTCATTGACTTTTCTCTACTTATCATTTGTCTAATCTTAGCGAGCTTATCTCTATCAGATGGATTGAGTCTCTTTTCCTTTTCCATCTCTTTTGACTTTGCCCAAGACATATCAGACTCTTCCATCTCATCTTCGTCTTCGTCTTCAGCTTCAAGCTCGTCTGGTGCGTACTTCATCATCTTACCATCTTCACGCTTGACTGTATAGTATTTACCAACCTGTGGTTCATCAATTTTAACCACTTCACCTTCCATGCCAGATTTTTTACATACAACTTCATCACCAACTTCGAAGTGTGATTCTGTGAGTTCAATTTCTTCTTTCACATATTTTTTAATACCATGCTTTGCAACATATTCATCATATTTCTTTTCACCTTCTTTACCAAACACACCCTTGAACCCAGATTTTGTTTTCAACCAATTTTGAAGGT